AAAGCAGGTTTAAGCGACTGGAAAAATATCGCTTCTCCGTTGATTTTCTAACCGTCAAAATAACTTTGTAAAAATTTCTGTTTACTACACAATATACGGTGTTTGTTAAAAATTCCATTCCGTCTTTACGGATAGCCGCAGTATAAAAAACTTTCGTTTTGTAAAAAAAAATTTTTTCACGCCCAGGGGGGGACACGAGAACAGGAGGAGGAGGTTTCCGCAGAACGCTGCGGTGCCGATGAAAAAGGGCGTAGAGTTGGTCTCTACGCCCTTATAGTAAATGTTAAATTTGGCTCTGGGGCGCAGACTTTTTCATAAAAGCCCTCTTTTTTGCCCCACAAGGCGAATAAATTGCCTGTGCCACTCCTGCGCAGTACGCTCCGAGACATAGCACGCTAGCGCGGCCCCCTGCAGCGTGTGCGTCCGCTTCCAAAGAACCAAGTCTATGATCCGGAGTCGCTCCGCGCCGTCAACGAACTGTTCCGTCTCCGCGATTGCCTCCTCAACGGCAGCGCGCTCGGCCTTCGTCATCAGCCCGCCGCCCTTATAGTTGCGGATCATCCACTTTGCATATGGCCACCAGCCGTAGCGCGGCTTACTCACGGCGCACTCCCTTCCTTTTCTTGCAGTGGCTTACATCATTATACCGGATACACCCGCATGTGGTAGAGGAATACGCACATTGTGAGTTCTCGCACCCATCAAATGCCTTTTCGTCCAGCACATCCTGTGCCCATTCCCCGCGCGCTTTGTCCAGTTCATCTTTGTACGCCGCGCACAGAAACGCAGCATTAGTTATAACATGCCACAGAGCCGGTAAGCCGCTCTCATAGTCGAGCGCCAGCGGATTATTCCAAATACGCAGAACGTGGCGCAGAAGGGCATCGTGCCACCTTTCAGGGGCTATGCTTCGCCAGTCCTCAGCATCACCGTACTTCCGCATTCCATATTCGCGCACCTGCATGATCGCCTCGATAGCCTCCACCGGTACAAGCGACGGCCCCGGCTTGCCCTCGTCGTACTTTGCCCCCTTAATCTGTTCCATCAATAGTGTACCCTCCCTTCGCGTTTTGCCCGATCGTATTTCCGCGCTCTGGCGGACTTGCCGATTGTTTCCATCCCGCGATTTATGTGCTCTACCTTGCTTTTGTTGTACGCATCCGCAGCCTTGCGGAACGCTATGTACGCCTCGCAGGTCGTATGCTTTGCCCCGCAGCCTTTCTCGGGGCAGCTGCCGCACGGAGCGGAATATGGGCTGATTCTTAAATCTCCCTGCATTCGTCCACCCTCACACAGACCCGTTTGTCTCCGACGCGCACAACATACCCGGGCATGCTGCTGACGTATTCATATTTTTCCGCGTCGTACACTTCGCCCATGCGCGGGCGCATGGCGGGATAGACCGGGATGATCGCCGTGATCTGGATCCGTACTTCATCCCATGCGCGATCTCGCCGCTTGCCCGTGCAGATTGGATGCAGCTTGCGCCATGCCCCGGCACACACCCGACTGCAGAGATACCGGCCATCCGCGCGCGGCTTGCAGGGCCGGGTAAACACCCTCCCACAAACCGGGCATGTCGCCGTGATGTTTGCCATTACAGCTTTACCCCCTTGATGTACTTATCGAAATATGTGGTTGCAACGGCCATAGCCGCCCACATGTCTGCCGAGAACCCGTAGAAGAAACCGGGATCCTTCTTTGTCCCCTTTCCGAAGTTCGGCTGGCCTGGCGCGTAGCGGTCGACGAGGGCCTGCCGGATGTTTGCATCTTTGGCAGATAGTGAACCGCACAGATCAAGTTTTTCTTCCCGGCGGAAGATCCGCGTCGGCTCATAGCCTGTTTCCCACAGCACGATTTGCCAGAACCGGCCGATCCAGACACAGGTGTCGAACACTTCCTGCCCGACTGTCATGCCCATACCGGCTATCATTTCGATTACAACTTGCTGACAGTTCCACCGAAGTTTCTGCTCCAGCAGCTGCAGCATTTTGCGGTTCTCGATCTTCTCGGCATCCAGCACGCGGCGGATCTCCTCGCCGTCATGCTCTACGATTACATAGCCCGATTGAAGATTGCCGGGGTCAATTGCAAGTATCATTCCCATATGGTACCCTCCATGTCAGAACGTTTTCGTATTTACACGGGTACATTTCCCTGCAAACGAGCGTTTTCACACACGGAGGGGCCAAAAGGTCGACAAACTCCGGGCATTGCTCAATCACTAGCTCGCGGATCTTTTTGGCGACTTTGCGTGTCTCTTTCGCCGCCAGATGGCACAACCGCTTTTCCATGATCGTCATCAGCTCTTCCGCGTTCATGTACCAGATCATGTTTACCGGCGCGTCCTGCCGCGCTGCGTTCCGGTCGTATGCATCCTGCCGGTCATTCCGCTGGCTGCGGATAAACGGCTGTGCGTGGACGTGACGGGCTAAGTGGGTGCTTACCCAGTACGGCACACCCTCGAGGTAAAACGCAAACTGCAGCGTCCGGATGGGGCTATGCTTTGCCCGGAGGATGGCGTGCTTCCACGCCATGTCCGGTGCTGTTTTCATCTCCTTTCCGATGGTGACCAAAGCGCACTGTTTTGCAAACGCCCAGTCCTCATCGGTGGGATATTTCAAAAGTGTAATGTTCATTCTTCCCTCCGTTCTCCGTAGCTGCAAAAATCTTCGCCGCCCACATTGCGCCTGTTGCATGGGGAGTACCTGTTATGGCAAGTCAGTGTTCCCGGCACACCGTACCTTTGCGTAAGTGCAGATGGAAGTGTGCTGTGCTTGCAGTCCTTGCAGCGCGTCACGACCACGGCATCAACGGTGGGTGCGTAATCAAGCACGTCGTTGACACGCTCGAAATCTTCTTCCGTATCAAACATATCTTGGGTGTATGTCCGCTTCGCATCGTCCGCATCAATCAGCCACATTATTGCTACCTCCTGTATTTGTCTGATACTCGCCGTGGCTGCAAAAATCATCAGGTCTGCAATACGGCAGCATATATTTTTTGCAATCGTAGCATCCGCCAGAAAGGGGTGCCCCAAGGTGTCTACAGTATTTGCAACGCACCACCTCCGCAACGTCGGCGGCGGGCAAGTCCTTAATAATCTGCAACTGCATTGGAGCGTAGCACATTCCAGGTGCAAATAGTGCTTTCAGCGCCGCTTCGCGGCTGATGTATTCGTCAGGCATTGTCGGCCTCCAATTTGCCTTTGTGTTTCTTCACGAGCTCCTTCGCGAGGTTCAAGCCGACTGCAGTATAGTCAAATTCTGAGTCCCCGATAGCCGGTTCAACGCATCCTTCCGTCCCGCCATATGTGCCATGATGCTGTGCGAAGTCACTTCCGTCCGGGAAACGCACTGCATAGCCGTCGTACAGGCGCTCTATCGTGCATTTGATTCCAAGATCGACGCAAAAATGGTACAACGCGCATATTTCAGTGTATTTTACCATCCTTCTTGTCCTCCTCTACACTCGACTTAAGCCATTCTTTGATTTGCATCGCGCAGGAGCAGCAAAGCTCAATATCAGGTGATTCCTCATGGAACGCGCTTCGTACGTTTACATACGTCGCAGAGCTTGTGGGGTTTATTTCCGCCCCGCAGCGGTCACATATTCGTTTTGTTGCCATCCTTCTTGCCCTCCATTTCCTGCAAAGCCTTTCTGGCGGCTTCCTCTGTCAAAAACACCGTTCGTCCGATTGCTTCCTCGCAGAATCTCTTCCGCCCGGTTATGTACGTTGTGCCGTTGACGTCAATGCGGATTGCGTCTACCGTGACCGGCACGGGCTTTTTGGGGCGCGTGTAAAACATCTTAGACAGCCAAACCGTATCGCCCGGTCTGAGCCGCTTACTGTCCATATCCTCATACGCTGCGAGACGTTCCGCCATCTGGACGATTTCGCCAACCGTCGCACAACCCAATGCGTGACCGTTTACCAGCACGCAATCCTCATCTCGGCTTGTCATCCGTTCCATCCTGCTTCGCCTCCTAAACTTCCAAAATGGAATTTCCAGCCGGAGGTTTCGCGTCAGCCGCAACCGCTTCGGTCTCGCTCAAAAATACTCTCACACCGATCTGGTCCACAGGGATACCGATATCCACAATTTCCCCCGGAACAATGATGCTTGCTGATATTCTTGTAACCTCATGTGGTTGCACGCCAATGCAATCTCGCGCGTTATTTTTGTATGTCTTAAACCACACCGTATCGCCCACCTTGCACGGCAGAATCACGACGCGCCCGTCCTTGTCGGCTTCGGCAAGCTCGCGGAGGCGGTCAGCCTCCACGCCCATCGCCTGCGCTGCCAGATTTATCATCGTGTCCTCCGTAAATGGAGCCTTGATTTCCTCCGGTGTCAGCCCCGTGTCCTCGTAGGCCGCAAGGCGATCTGCCATCTGGACGACTTCGGTCATCGTTAAGTGGTACAGACCGTACCCATTTACCGAAACACAATCTTCATTCCGGCTTGTCAGTCGCTCCATCGGCATCCTCCTTCCCTTGGATTTCCCGCAAAGTCTTCTCGGCTTCTTCGCGCGACAGAAATACGGTTTTTCCGAATTCTTGCATCGGGATGTCACACTCTGTTGTGCGAATCATGTGAATATGCCCATCTGGATCGCGTCCGCGCACTGCGGACGGATGCCCGCAAAAGAATGTCCGAACTTTTGCGCTATACAATTTTCTCACAGCGCCTACAATCCACACTGTATCTCCCACCTTGCACGGCAGCACCACCAGCCGCCCGTCCTTGTCTGCCCTGATAAACTCCAGCATTTTTTTAGCCGAGAAGCCATAGGAATCAAGCTGTTTTTCGATCTCTGAGGCCTGCGCGCAGGCCTGCGGCGACAACCCGGAATCCTCGTAAGCCTTGAGCCTCTCCCAACCCAGCCTCTGCGTGCAGCTTCCGTCATACGGACACGGCCGCTCGCGGCACTGCGCGATGTCGCAGAAGTTCCCTTCAAACGTTAATCTTTCCATAACTCTTCCTCCACATACCGCCAGCTCTGCGGCGGGCGGGTGATTGGCCTGGGTGCAAGGCCAAATTCTGTCTCCCGCTGCATACCGGCAAACTCCCACAGATCGCGCGGGGTATCGTAAATTCTGAGGTTGGATATGTGCCATCCGTAGCCGACGCCGCCGTCCAGATACTTCTCCAGCTCGTCTTTTGTCAGGCAGGCATCCGCAAGAAGCGTATCAAGTGGTGTGCATTCCATGTTCCAATCGCAGATGCAATATTTCTGCGGTTCACAGCTTCCTCCTACTCTGACGATCCTTTCAAAAATGTCGTCGCATACAAATTCACCGATGATCTTGCCATTCCCCCGATATGCTCCGCCGCATTTAGCAGCCTTGAAAACATCCGCTATTTTATCAGGATGGAGAGACCGTTCCCTTTCCTTCAAAATCCAAAGCATATCAGCGCTCTGCGTACAGTAGATATAGCACTTAAACGGCACACCGCACTTCGGCGCGGTCTTGCGGATTTCGGCCGTTTTACTCCCGTTCAGGATCTTCCGAGCCCACTCTGGGCGAATGCTGATCAAAACAGCTTTACTCATGCTCTTGCCTCCTGTTCCAATTCTGCGCGGAACCGTTGTTCCAGTTCAAACACGCCGCGCGGCTTGCCTTTGTAATAGCCTTTCATTGGCCTGTCTATTTTCCGTTGCAGGTCTTTCAGGCGCTCCCAGTATTCCGGCAGGTAAATATACATATTCCGCAGTTCCCGCAGGTTCTTGTTGCAGCAGCACCAGCACGAAACACGGTCCAGCACGTCATAAAGGCGGATCGTGCCCTCCAGCCACGAAAACCCGTTTTCATAGCAATATGCCATGGCGTCGGCTTCCGGCATGCCCCACTCCGCCAGCGGGTGCAGTTTATACGGCTTCCGTTCTTTTTCCAGTCGTGGCGTTTCGTCGGCAGCTATGCCAACGTAAACCATAGCGTCCCGCGCCTCCGCGTACCTGTCCATGGCTTTCAGCTTCCCCGTGGTTCCCCAGCGGCAGAGGCCGCCACACCAGCCATAACCTTGGTGTGTGCCTTTCTGCTTACTGCAAACCGGCCTTTCCAGCATATCAAACAGGAACGGGTTTTCCGGCTCCAGTCTGGTGTACTTGATCCCCAGCTGCTCCAGGCGGGGTAACATTTGATCCCGTGTGTGGTAAATCGCCTCAAACTCCATTCCGGTATCGTAGAAAACCACCTCATTCAGCGGGTAGCCCTTGGCAATCAGCATTAGGAGCATGGCCAGGCTGTCCTTGCCCCAGCTGACACTTGCAATATGCCATTTCATTCCGCTTTTGCACCTCCAAACGCCGCCAGGTCGAATTCGTGGCGTTGTGAGCCACGGCCCTTCGTTCTTTTTCCTTCTCGCAGTTCTGGCAGACATAGCGCGTCGCCAGCGATCTTGCCAGTTTTTTCAGCATTTTCATGTCTCATCCTCCTTGTTTTCTGCAAGCATCCGTTCGACCGCTGCCATCTGGAACGCCGTCAGGTCGTCTCCGTGGTTCTGCACGCCGTGCCGCATTTTCTCCGCGCCCTTCGGCGGTTTCTCGAACAGCCGGTTGACAGCAGCCTCTTCCAGCGGATTCAGCGGGTCATGGTGCCCCTGCACACCGTAGCCGGGCTTTGCAGCGCGGCTGTACTGTGCAGGCTGTGTTCCGCCCTTGTCCTGTTCTTTTGCCAGCCAGCGGACAATAAACGCATTGATCCCGCGCTTTGTTTTCCGTTTGGCCGGATTTGCGTCCAACCAGCCCCTCATGTTCCGCAGCTGCTGTATCACGTCGACAGCAGGGTACAAGCCCGCCCATTCCTGGCATTGCTCCACGGAAACGGGATATCCCGTTCCATCATTCAGCGGCAGAGAGATTGCTGGCGGCGTGGATGCCGCTTGCGGCTCCGCGCTATCTTCCGCATCTCGAATAGCGAATTCGATTCTCGATTCTCGATTCTCGAATACGGGGACATTTGCAAGCATTTGCTTGCAAATGATTTCATCCGCTTGTTTCCCATCATCAGGCGACGGGAATTTGCTTACCTTCGCACGCTGCGTCTGATACTTGCCCCATGTTGGTAGGTAAAGGAAGCGCTTGCCCTCAAACACATACAGAGCAATCAATCCAGCACTCGCCAGCCCATGAAGAGCGTTTTCTACAGTTTTGAGCGTGAGGTTTTCTTTCAGCGGGAAGAGGCGGTTTTTCACTACCGCCGCTCTCCCGTCAAAGCGTCCGAAATCATCACAGTTTACAATGAGCCGATAAAACAGAACTTCTTCAAACCACGAGAGTTTGTCGACGCTATCGCTTGTGCAGATGCTTTCCCGAATAATTCTGTTCGGCATGTTTCAGCCCTCAGAACGGCAGCTCGTCGTCGCTTTCGTCAAGCTGTTTGAACTCCTCTGCGCTGGCCGGTGCGGGCGTTACAAAGGAGTCTGCCTTGCTGGGCTTGAGGTACCGGATACAGTCGCGCGTTACACCGTCATTGCCCTCAAACGGCTCCATGTGCAAAATGCAGTTGCGGCCTACCAGATCGTCAAGTTCAAAATCGGTGCCCGGCTCAATGCCAAGCGCATTTGCATATTTGCCGATCTTGTCGGCGTCGTACTCCCCGGTGTCGCGGTCGGGCCAGAAGTTCTTGAAGATGTGCTTCTTCTGGTATTCCTGTTCAACGTCCTCACGGACGACGAAATCAAACTTGATGCACTCATTTCCGTTCTTCGTTACGCTGTAGCCGCACGATTTCAAATAGCACTCATAGTCGCCAGCCTTCATCAGGCCGCCGTCGTTTTTAACAGCTTTGAATCCCATCTATCTTGTCCATCCTTTCAGTGTTCATTTCCCAATGTGTAAAATAATCGTTGATATAACCGTTTGCCAAAAGCCAGTTGATAAAGCATGAAATCGTATCTTCGATAGGCTCGAAATCGCCGCGCCGGTACGTTTCCGCGTAAGTGTTCGCGCCGTCGAAGATCAGGTATGTAAATTTTGACGCGCCGGGCAGCAGATGCAGATACATCGGATGCTGCGGGCTGTGCAGGTACTTGCCGTATTCGTACCGCTGCACGCGCTTGATGTCGTAGATGATTCCGGCCTTTACGTAGTCGCAGACGCCGTATAACTGGAAATCCAGTCCCGATACATGCAGCCGCCCGGCGACCGGAACTTGTGGCTGACCGCCCGAGCAGATGCGGGAAAATTTTGCTACAGCCCGGTCGTATTTCTCGCTGACAGGCTCAATTGGTACACCCGCAACCGTGCTGTTGATTGCCGCCTCGAAGTCAATGCCAGCCTGCATCGCCTGCGTTGTTTCCTTCTCTTCACGCCGAAGCGTAGAGAGGAATGAGGACAGCGCCGCGTCTGCATACGCATCATCCGCATCAAGAAAGTGCTTCCAGCTGCTTAGCAGGCTTTGTGTCAGCCAATACATAGGCTTTTATCTCCTTATCGTATTTCAGACCGAGTTTCTTGCACTTGCGCTTGAACTCTGCGCCAAGCTCGGCGGCGCTAGTCAGAGCGTGATGGATCTTTGCCAGCCCTTCCCGCGCCTTTAACGCTGTGTCGGGATCTCCGACAAGCGCAATGAACGCGCGGCCTTCCTGCATCGCCACGTCATATGCGGTTTTCTCGCCGCTATAGATCTCGGCCTGTGCGTTGATGTCCTCTTGCGCTTTGCGGAACAAATCCGTCAAAAACGTGGACTTCTGGCCGGGCTTGAGCTCCGGCAGCTGCATCACGCCGCGCACACCGAAGCAGCCTTTTGCAAAGTATTCGTCTGTCGGTGTAAAGCCGATCATGCGCTTGTTGCCCATCATGAACATATAGCCGCCAAAGTCCGCAGGCGTCCAAACGATATCCTTTGCGCCGCCCTCGCAGGACAGGCGTGTCTGGATGGTATCGCCCTTCTGCTGCTCCGTTGTATGGAACACCACGATCAGGTGCTTCCTGTCCTTTGCGCGGATCTGATAACACAGCCGGTCGAACTCGGATTTGATCACGCCATACATTGCACGACCATCCTTTGCGGCCTTGCTGTCCTGCTTCTTCGCCCAGTCCTTCATGAGCTGCACAAGCATACCGCCAGTGTCGATCACGACGGATTCCGATTCCTTGTACTCGTCGGAATCCATATCGCCAAGCATTTCTTCGTAGGATTCCACAACAGAGGTCACGCCGCGCTGCTCTGGCCTGACGCGGGCAATGCCGTTGTCCGTGTCGAACAGAAACGGTTTCGGGGCCGAAAGTGCCAGCGTCGTCTTTCCTAATCCGGGCTGTCCGGAAATGATGCACATGAATTTCTTGTTGCTGAAATCTAGTTCAGCGGGTTTCTTGATTGCCATTTTATCCTTCCTCCTGTTTCATCTTTCCCACCAGCCACAGCGGCGGGAACAAATAGCGGTCTTCGTCCTCCGGCTCGTCCGGCTCGTACTCCGGCTCGTACTCCGGCTCCGGAATGCTCAAGTACAGATTTTCGCCGTCATACGCCATTCCGGCTCACCTCCTGGCGGATCAGCGCTTCACAGAAGCTCTGAACCGTTGAATAGCCTAACTTTTTCAGAAGCCTGTCCAGCTTCTTCGCCTGATCGTCCGTCAGCCGGAAATAATACCGGTTCGTCTTCTTCCTTCGCTCAACGCGGTTCTTCGGCGCGTCCAGCGCCTTGATCGCCGCCGCAGCGTCCGGTTCTAGCCTGATACCGTACTTCTCCGGGTGTTCGCACTGCGAAAGCAGGCATTTGTTGAACTTCGGGTAGTCGGCCCGAACCGCTTCGACACAGGCTTTCGCGCCGTGCCGGACGCGGGAATCCGTTAAACTTGACATAGGTTCCTTTCTGGCTTATAATAGAAGCCGACATAATGTCCTTTCATTTCGGCCTCTGTCGCGCGGCAACGCGGCAGGGGTCATTTCTTTTTGCCCGTGCGCTCGCGGATGAGCTTGCACGTCGCGTCCCACTGTGAACAGACGATCTCGGCATAAGTGTTGCAGCGCCTATAGGAATTTTCTACGCATTTGCTGCGCTTGAATTCCAGCATCTCGCAGACCTCGCAAGGCGTCATCAGCAGCGCCTTTTCTTTAATATCCATCACAGCAGCCCGAACAGCGTTGTCCCCAGCGCGATCGCGCCGATCACGATTGCTTCATTTGTCATGTCCGCCCCGCAGGCCAGCACGGACAGCATCAGCGCCGCACCGCCGATCCACAGGCACATACTCTTGATCACGCGCAGCATTGTCTTGCGATACTGCAGCTCGTCCCGCAGCCGTTCCTGACGCTCTTCAGTGGTTTCCTCTCTCATAGCTCTCCTCCAACAAATTTAATGAATGGTTCTCTCGGGATCTTTACTCTGTGCTTGCTTGTGCAGCAGACCGGGAAGCCCAGCTTTTCAGGCTGTTCCCTCGCCATCAAGCGAAGCCATTGCGGGGTACAGCCGAGCACCTGCGCCGCCTCGCTTGCGAGGATTGTGGGCTTTGACATTGCCCGGATATCGTCCAGCGTCATTTTTCCTCCTTTCTGCGTTCGATCACGGCCTTAACCGCGTCTTCCAAGCGCTTCCTTGCGCCCGGCGGATTTCTTTTCCCGTTCAAGATCATGGACAGATAGCCTTTTGTAAGTCCAAGCTCTGCGGCAAGATCGTCGTATGAAACACGCGCATTGTGCATTTTCCCGATCAGTACGCCTGTCCATTTTTCAGGCATATACACACCTCCATTCTGTTAAAATTGTTGACTGCAACGCCCCAGACGTGCTATACTGTCCTTAGCCCTTTTAGGTAAATTCGGGAGGTGGTTTTCATGACCAAACTTTTGAACTTGCCAGTTCCAGACCAAAGAAACGGCGTGATGCGTTAGGGCAAGGGGCAGCGCCAGAACTGCCAAAGTGAGTGGCGCGTCATAGAAGCGTAAGTTCGTTTTGTGTCAGGATGGCATTGCCAAGCCGGTGGAAAGAACTCTACCAATTCGGACGGATGCGAAGTAATGCAGACGACCATCCTGTGCAGCGCGTTCTGGTAAACAACTCTGGGGGAAACCGCTCGTGAACGAACCACGGGCGGCTTTTCTTTTCGCCGCAGTCAACTTTTGAAATTTGTTGTTGAAATTGTTTACTGTTTGTGCTACTATGAATTTGCGAGAAACACATTAGCATTGGCGCAAGCGTTGATTTGCTTGGGTCTAGTCTGTTGCAAACTTTTTCAACCACAAGGCAATAATACATCAAACATTCTCAACTGTCAACCGCTATTTGCAAACTAATTCAACTTTCGTCGTATTTAACAATTCCAGAGGTGTATTATTGTGTTTTATGACAACTTTGTTGCGCTTTGCGCTTCTGTAAACAAAACCCCTGCATACGTTGGCCGAGAACTCGGAATTGACAAATCAACAATAAGCTGTTGGAAAGCGCGGAAGACAAAACCCTCTGACGTAAATGCGCAAAAAATCGCCGACTACTTCGGCGTAACAGTAGAAGAACTGATGGGCAAAGGCATAAAAAAAGACCCCATCCCGAAGGACGAGGCCGAAGATAGCGAAACCGCAGAACTCCGTGACATTTGGGGTTCTGCGGATGAAAATGAGCGCCGTGATTTGCTCGAAATGGCGCGTATGCTAAAGAGCCGGAGAAAGCAGAATGGATGATGCAAGCAACCTTCCGTTTTCGGAAATCGAGTTAAGCAAAGATGAAAGAATAATGCTTAAAGCGTTGGCAACCAGCAGAATATTTGCGACAGATGATATTCTTCAAGCTGCACAAAGGCTGAAACATTTTGGGTTTGCGGAGCTGCACCCGATCCCAAGCAATCCCGGCGTTCCAGTTCTATCGTTTGGCGCGTCTATTGCGATCAAAATAGAAGATCGCGGAAGAGACTACTTGTCGTATATCGATCAGCGTAAAAAGTCCACAAAGGCTAATCGACTCCACGACCTAGTGATTGCAATAATCTCATTCCTGCTCGGGCTGCTTACGTCTGAACATTTCTGGAATTTCCTGAACAAATGTCTGTCAGGATTCGAGGGCTAAAGTCGCTGCAAACTGCTTTAAGCTTTTTTTCGCAGACAAGCACGATGTCGCCGCCGGGGCTGGTCGCACCGATCGCGTGTTCGCACATCCGGCACGCTTCTCCGCACTCATCTTTTGTAGAAATTTCAGTTCTGATTCTGCTCAGCTGCAACATAATGTTATCGTACTTTTCTCTGCTCAGAAACATTGTTTCGCTCCTTCCACATTTTAACAAGCTGCCGCTTCTCGTCGACTGTAAGATCTAATAAATACCGAAAATCTCTATCTGTTAGCGTTATTTCTTCACTCTTATTGTAGCACATTTCCTGCAAATCATCTACCATTTTAGACTCCTATCTCCAAGCTTCCAAATTTCAACGTCTATTTTTGTGCAGGTTCGGCATTGCGGCTGCTGGTTCTAAGCGGTAATATGTAATTGTTTACAGCACTTGCATGGAAAATGCTGTGATCTGGTGGTGATTTCAGATTTTCAACTTCTTTAAGAACAACAAAAAGCCAAAATTCAAGATAGAAATGCACGCATTCGAAAACGGTCGCGAGGTCGAGCTCAAGCCTGATGCTTCACCATCGTGTGATATTCCGGACTTCGAAGAGATGAGGTTTATCAACGAGCATATCAAACCGTATGAGGATATTATGATTGGCTTTTCCGTCGCGCTAAAAGAGCGGCATGGGCTTGACGAGGAAATCAGTCTTCTCGAATGCGAGATTTCCGCATATAACGATCTTCGGCAATTCTGCATATCTTGCGGAAGAAAACAGTATTTTGAAGAAGAGTGGGGAAAGCCCCTTCGGAAAATGCCAGGAGGAACTACATATATTACCCCAGCAACTGATCGTCTAAACTATTTAAAGGAAAACTATCAGGAGTTGAAGCAGCGAGAAAGTATAAGAGTTTCTATTCTTCCAACATTAGATGCAGATTTACTCGCTTTTATCTCTAAGGCCCAGCCAGTTTTACAAACCGATATATATAAGGCGTTTGATAATGCCATCAAGGAAGACATTAAAGAGCATCTTTATTTTCTGGATAAAAGCGGGCAGATATCCCGGGTAAAGCACGGAAGCACCTACGTTGTCTCGCTTCATATGCGTTTATAAGGAATTTTATTCCCGCTCTCTTAATGCAGTACGTGTGGCTCCCGCCGCTCGTCCTGCTCCCGGCCTACGTCCGCGACGCAGGAAAACAGGAGCGGAATACCCTTGATGTAGTCCACGCTGACGCTATGCACATCTGTCAGCTTCGCACCGTCTACTGTTACGTCCACTTTCCCGTTGTTTACCCGGATGTTGATGCACTCCATATTTTTTCCTCCTGTCATTTATTATAGAACCTCTAAAAATCAACATGGTATTATGAACAAACAGACCGCGTTATTTTTGGGAATCAGGAATCCGATGGTGTACCGTTTATGGGACTGATGATTTGATATAATATTCGGTTTGACCGGCCCCATCGTATCTGGAACATACGGTGGGGCCATTTCAGCAGATGCCGGATTCAGGAACTATCTGCTACGTTTTCATTGTACCAGATAATGTTTGTAAAAAAAGCCCGAGTTTTGCGTTTTCTTCTTACAGTTTGCGTTTTAACACGGGGAATGTAAGAAATAACAATAAAATCTGCGATTGGGGGCGCACCAATGTCCGCGATACAGGAACTCGCGCCGTTTATCGGCGCGTATCATGGGAAAATCAGAAATGCGAAAGATCACAGCGGAATGACGCTGGAGGAGCTGTCGGAAAAGTCCGGAGTTTCCTTCTCCACCGTGAGCCGATTATATGCTGGAACACAAGCGGATCCACGGCTTTATAACTCGGCCGCAATATGTAAAGCGCTTGGTCTGTCGCTCGACGAGCTGTTCGGCCTTGAAAATCCCGTCGGAAGCCCGGAACAGCTGACCAAGCAGATCCATCATGTCGAGCTTGAAAACGCCAAGCTGGAGGCAGCAACAGCCCTACAGAGCGCGCAGATAAGGTCTACACATACAATGTGTTACGTTCTCGCCCTATTTTGTTTGCTGCTCTCTTTTTCCCTGGTTGCTTGCCTTGTGACGGATGCGCAGATTCGGAACGCAGGCCTCATTCGCGATGGAGATTTGACCGTAACCGCATGGGCGTGTATCGCCCTGATCGTAGGTTCAGTTCTGGCTTCGGCAATTACTTTCTATGCAATCCGAAAAGAACGTGGAGGGAAACATGGAGTGCATCAAGTGTAAAAAAGAAATCCCAGGCGGCGCGCCCTACTGTTGCTGGTGCGGGAAAAAACAGCAAACAAAAAAGGCCACAAAACGCGGGAACGGCACGGGCTCGGTATACCGGCGCAACGATAAATGGGTAGCGGAAATAACAAAGGGATACCGAGAAGAAAACGGATCTGTAAAGCGCGTTGTCGCTCGGAAATGCGGATTCCGCACAAAAAAAGAAGCGCTTGACTACCTGCCGATGTTGGCCGGGCAGAAGAAGCGTGAAAAAGCAATTACATGGCGCGAACTCTACGAAATGTGGCTCCCCACTCACAGAGCTGGGAAATCCACAATTGATTGCTACAAATCAGCCGAAAAATACTTTTATCAAGTTGAGTTCTGGAAACTGGAAGATATAGAAATAGATGATTTGCAGGAATGCATGGACGAATGCCCGAGAGGAAGAAGAACAAAAGAAAACATGAAAGCGTTAGCAGGGCTTATGTACAAGTACGCAGTCCCGCGCGGCTACGCAGAACTGAATTTAGGGCAATATCTGATTGTCAGCGGAGAGTTCGGAGCGGCGAGGGAAAGCTTTACGCAAGAACAGATTGAAAGAATACGAGACGCTGTCAGCATAATTCCGTTCGCGGATTATATTTACGCAATGTGCTATCTCGGATTCAGACCGTCAGAACTGCTGGCACTGAGCGTTGACAACTACGATGCGAATAAAAAAACGCTGACCGGTGGTGCAAAAACGGAGGCTGGAAAAAATCGTGTCGTTCCCATCAGCCCGAAGATCCAGCCCATTATTGATCGTCTTTACGCAGGAAAAGCGTCCGGCGCGTTGTTCTGCGATGAAAAAGGTAACCAATTTTCCTATGATAGATTCCGGGACGCTGTTTTTTACCCCACACTAGAAGCCGTCGGCATTGAAAACCCAATGGTAAACGGAATCCACAAATATTCGCCGCATACATGCAGGCACACATTCGCGACATTGATGAAAAAAGTTGTTGCGCCCGACAAGGATAAAATGAAATTGATCGGCCACGCAAGCCCTGAGATGCTCCGGTACTACCAAGACGTGAATCTGGAAGACTTGAAGAAAATCATAAACGCGATCTAGGATAAAAAGTGGAGTGTAACCGGGAGTGTAACCCAACGTGATTTCTCGAAATCTGGCGAGATTTTTCCTTTACGGAGAAGAAAAGAAAAAGCCCTGAAACCTTTGCAGTTTCAGGGCTTTTCCCGTTTTACATTGGTCCGAGTGACTGGATTCGAACCAGCGGCCTCTTGAACCCCATTCAATAAAAAATGCAGTAATTTCAACAGTTTTTCTTGCTATTGAGTGTAATAAGAGTGTAACCGGTTTTATCTTGCATCGGATATCTTCCGCATAACGGAATCATACACGCTTCGCTTGACAAGTAATACCGTATCCATCAGCTCGTCCACGATCGGCCAGACTTTGGACGGGTCTTTTTCTGCGATGGCGCGCAGGAAGTCACTGTCTCCGTAGCTGCCTACCATCTGCGTGGCCGCTGCCTGCGGAACTGCCGCCTGCACTGCAGGTGCATTGGCTCCGGAATAAGCGTGCACGCGCGTACTCCGGCTTCCCTGTTCGTCCTCCTGCATCTTGTCGCGTATCACATAAAGATCTGCCAGTTTGGCATAATTGGGATAGCTGGATTCCTCATATTCCAGCCGCGCTATCTCCTTGCGGATCTCGGCTTTATCCAGCATATCATATCCCCCTTATGCCCGCTCGATCTGCTCCATGCAGCGGCGGATCGCTTCGCGGGTCTTATCGTCGTCCGCGTCGCGCATCATATCCTCCAGCTGCGCATGCATGTGCTCGCGGGCGTCGGTGCGGCTGTAGCGGCCCATTGCGTCGCGGCGGCGCCCACGGTACGAACTTCCGCGTCCATATGTGCCGCGCATGCCGGCTTCCCACTCGCCGTCGCGGGAATAACCACCGTCCTCAAGCATTTCGATCTTATAGGTGTTTTTGATGGAGCTCGTCAGCTTCTGGATCGCGTCCAGATCGCCCGCAGACATTTCGCGCTTGTCGGCGATTTCGTCAAGCTCTTTGCAGAGCATTTCACGTAGATTTCTCAGATCATACATGTTGTTTCCTCCTTTCAAGCCACACGCTCGACGGTCAGGTTGCTGTTTGCGAAATTAACCGCCTGCGTGCTGGTGTTCTTCGCCGCTACAGTCAGGCAGCAGCCGCGCGGGACTTCCACGAATGTGGAAACAAAGATGTTGAAATAGTTCTCAACAGCCGCAGGGGTTACGGTCGCTGTGGCGCTGCTCAGAGGTTCGCCGTTGATTGCAAGCGCAGCGGTAATGGCACCTACTGCTCCGCCTGTAGGGACGGCGATATTCGCACCAAAAGATACGCGGAACTTCGCCTTGCATTGCTGCGTAAGCCCGCGCAGCGTAACGAGCCCGCTTCCTTCGCGATGTACGATGCACGGCTTACTGCAAGCCGCCGTGGAGATCAGCGGTACGTTCTGCCCAGCGGCGACGCTGACGATGTTGGAATTGGTAAATTCGGCCATAAAATCAGTCCTTTCGTAAAAATATAGCGGCAGGGCTACTGCCCCGCCGCGTTGCTGTCGAGTATCGGCAATGGGGCCGACCATTTTCGTGAGGCCACGAAAAAGCTCTACGGTATGGAGTTGTTACGCGCAGTTGCCGCAGCCGTAATTGTAGCCGCCGTTATAGCCGTTGCAGCCTGCGTACTGGTACGGTGCAGGAACCGCAAAAGAAGGAACGGGGCGAGGATTGTAATACGCAAACTGACCGCTTACATAAGATTTGAGCGTGTCATTCTGCGCCGCCTGCGATGCCGCCAGCTGGTAGCCGAAAAGCTGCTGGTTCTGCTCGGCAATCTTCGCGTCCTTCGCCGCAAGTTCCTGCGCCGTCAGACGCTGGTCGATGCTGCGGAAGCCGCAGTTCATCGCGTCGATGATGTCGCGCGTGGTGTTCTGCACGGTGTTGCGGGTGTCACATGCCTGCGTCGCCATGTCGTAGCGTACCTGGGCGATTGCCGCGCGGTTTTCGCAGCAGCACTCCTGCGCCTGCATCGCCATGTTGTTCAGCTGCTGCATAAGCGCAGCCTGCTGATTGCAGCGGGAAAGTTCAGCGTTCGAGAAGCCGGAAGTCACAGCCTGTGTCACACCTGCAAAGCCGTTGAGCATGCCCGTATTCATGGCGTAGAAGCCATCACAGATACCGTTGTTTACGTTGTCAAGCTTGCGCTCGATGTTGGAGAAGTCAGAGGCCAGCACATAGCCGTCTACAACGCCGCCGGAATTCCTGCCGTTGTTGCCGAATCCGTTTCCGTTGCCGCCCCAGCCGCAGAAAATGGCAAGGAACAGGATGATGATCCACCAGCCATTATCACCGCCAAAGCCGCCCCATCCGCCACCTGTCATGCCGGTAGGCGCAACGGGCATTGTCATGGTCGGAGAGCCGTCATTCAAACTCATATTTTTCATTCCTTTCGTAGATTCAAAATATTTATCTCAATCGTGGCCACGAATTAAAATCTGTTATCCGAGCAGCTGTCGGAACTGCCCAGCCACCTGCTGCAGCTGATTTAACTGCTGCTGTGATATCTTCCCGCTTTGCACCAGCTTTTCGACCTCTGCTTTTGGATCACCATGAAAGCTGTTCTGAAACTGCCGGAACTGCTGCACCATATTTTGAAATTGCCCCATCTGGCCGGGCATTTGCCCGCCGCCGAGCGCGTTAAACAGTGGGTTCATTGCCCGCCTCCTTTATCTTTCGCGGTCTGACGCTTGGAGCGGCCAGCTTCGCCACAAGCTCGTCGAACTCCTTGCGCGTCACGTATTCCTCCATCATGTCTTTTCGCGCCGCTGTGGGCGTTATAACGGCCTGTGCGCGCTCCACAAGATCATACGTTGTCATGCTTGGCTTGCCGCTTGCATCGGCCTTTTTCACATACACGACCGGCGCGTTCATATCCCAAAGCGTTACCGCGTTGTTGGGCGCGACGATAAAGTCGCTTGCGGCCTGCTCGTTCGGGATCCAGATGATCGACTGATTCTGCGGCTGCTGGGGCTGCGGCTGGTAGACCGGCATCTGCGTTGCAGGCTGGTACTGCGGACGCATCATTGGCTCCTGCATTGGCTGACTGATTGGTTGGCCGATTGGCTGATTATAAATAGGCTGCTGATACACATACGGCTGTTGTCCAAACATCATTTATCCTCCTTTGCCCAATAGAACAGTGGAATTTCATTCCCAGAATCCCACGTGTCAAAATACGTCCCATCTTCCACGCACACAACGTGGCTTGATAACGCCAGCACATACACGCCGCGCAGATGATCTGCGCAGAAATCCGCGACGGTATAGCAGTCCGGGCACGTGTTCGGGATTACGTTTCGTGCAAAGCCCTGCTGCCGCAGGTAAGCGCTCCACACGCTGTTTGCGCTCGGCAGATCGCCCATGATGAGCCCCTGCAGGCACAGGCCGATATACACCTCGTCCCAGCTCTTCCCGGTCGCCTTTGCGATAGCCCGGACGGTGCAGTCCCCGACCTTCTGCCCGGCAGGGTTCGGATTAAAATAAGAAAAGCCCATACCGAACACTCCTTTGATGTGTCCAGTATGGGCTTTTTTCTGTTTTGATGTGCCTCAGTTTTGCCTCAGTTGTGCATCAGTTCTGCTCAGTTTGGGAGGCTTCCGGACGCAGACTTCATCCGCGCCATGATCTCCGGAAGGCGGCGCTGCACGGTGGCGCGGCCAAGATACAATTCTGTTGCAACGTCCACTTGCGGGAGCTTATCCACGAAATAAAGCTGCGCGATTTGCGAATTCTCCCGTCCAAGATTGGCCTGATAGATCACGGTTTCCATGCCTTGCCGCGTCAGGCCGTCCAGCTCCGGAGGAAGTTTATACCGCGCTTGCGGAGACATAGCGCCGCCTCCTTACTTCATTGCTGCTGCCAGCTTCTTAAGAAGATCTGAGCCGTACTTGTACGCCGCCAGATAGTCGATCGTGCCGTCCGCAAGCCCGGCCTTGGCCTTGATCGTTGCCTTTGCGTTCTCGACGGCCCTGTCGACCGTTTCCGTATCGTACTCTACCCACGGGAGCTTTCCGTGCTTCTTCCACACACGGCTGTTGTAGCCGCCCTTGAGGCCGATGTTGCCGACGCATGTAATCTGCACGCCATTGTCCCAGATCGGCGTGCATTCGACCGCAAGGCCATCGCCGATGTACATGCCCCAATGGCCCGGCATCCACAGTCCTTCGCCGGGGACGAGTTTGTCCCAGGCGGATGCGGATACGTCCTTGCACTTGGCAATCATGCCGTCGGCAGAGACGTCCGGGACGGCGTTGCCTGCATAGCGCGCGCCGCCGTGGTAGGCGTTCTTGTCGCCCTTCCAGCCCCACAGGATACCCTTTGTGAGGTTCACGCAGTCGAACGCGAAATATCCCTTGCCGATCAGCGCGCGGAGGCTTGCCTGCTTTGCCGCTCCGTACCAGTCCGGGTACTGGTTCGCCTTTTCCGTGATAATGCCGTTCGTTACGGGCGAGCCGAAGCAGCCCCACATGTAGACGGTCTTGTAGTTTTTCGCGACGTCGATATGCTTTTTGACGAGTTCAGACGCTTTCATGACACTCATTTCTGCGCATCCTCCTTCGTGCTTCCGCCCTCGATAGCGTCCTGCACCTTCTGGCTCTGCGTGCCGAAGTAGAAGGTGATGACCGTCAGGAAGATGGTCAGGAAGTCCTTGCCGGAGATATCGCCCCGCAGGGAGAGAACGGCGAAGATGATGGTCAGGCCAAGTGTAACGATGGATTTGACGCTCAGGAGATTCCCGAGCCGCTTGATGATGTTTTCCATATGTACCCCTTTCGTGGTTCCGGTTATTCGTCTTTGTCCTTTTTTGCGAAGACCCGCTTGAACGCGAGCAGAAGCAGCTCACCGCCGAACGCCGCGGCGGTGAACGTCAGCACGGCGGAAAGATCGATATCCAGCTGAAACAGGACCGCGATTGTCTCGAGCAGCACCGCCCACACGAGCGTGAGGGTCAGCACGCGAATGCAGTAGAACACGATGGTCTTGGACATTTCGCCTTTTGTCCAGCGGAGTTTGAATCTCACAGCTTCACTTCCTTTCGCACTGCGCTTCCAGCTGATACAGGAATTGCTTGACGTCCCCGTTTCCTCCCAGATCTACGTATTTTTTGCCCGCGATCAATCGCTCCGACATTGGCATTTCCTCTGACATGATCGTCAGGCGCAGGATAGACAGGTATTGCTCATCCTGATGCTCCTGCATTTTCCCGAGCTTTTTGTCGATCTCTGCAAGGTGCGCCTCCTGCGTTGTGGCCTTGCCGCGCTTTTTCTGTATCGCGCCGACGATTGCCTGAACGACGGTCGTCAGCGCAGACGAACCGAGCACGGCGCAGACGAGGGTAACGATGATTGTCTTGGTGTCCATGGCTATGTACCTTCTTCCGTGATCTTCTTCCACCCGTCCGGGTTAACTGATGGGTTCCAGACGTTGGCGGCGAGCAGGGATTCGTAGAGCTCGTCCTTCCACCAGCCTTTTTCGCCTTTGGAGAAGGCAAGGCCGGCGGTGATGGTCTCGGGGATGAGGCGGTAGCCCTGCTTGTACTGGATATCCTCCCAGAGGTTCTTGGCGGCGTCCGGCGTATTTTCTGCCGTGTCCCAGAGGTCGACGGCGGCGCGCTTGATGCCGCCCTGCCAGCATATGCGCGTACCGGACTTGACGAGACTGCCGTCCCCCGTCAGCTGCGGGAACAGCTCCGGGGCCTCGGACGCGGTCTTATCGTCGAGAGAGGCAGCAGCCGGCTCCATGGGGGAGGG